AACAGAAATTCGTTGAGGCGTACATGGCGTTAGGCAATGCAACCAAAGCGGCAGACATTGCAGGGTACAAGCACCCGAATGTTCAGGCGTTCCGATTGTTAGAAAATATTAGTGTAAAAGCGGAAATCGAGGCGATTAGAGCGAATATGAGCAAGGATTCAGAGCAGAGAAGGGTTGAGTGGATCGATCAGCTGGAGCAGTTGGGAAAGCTCGCAGAGAAGGATTCAGACCGTCTCAGAGCTATCGAACAGCTGTTCAAGGCAGAAGGCTGGATTGCGCCAGAAAAGCAGGAAATTGTGCAGTTTAACGGGTCATTTTTGGCTGATTTAGACCTTGAAGAGGACGATGTGGTCGATCTGACGATCACAGACCTCAACGATAACAACGACTTGCACTAGTCGGACCAACTGCTCAGGCAGTAATTGGTCGAATCCGAGGGGTCGAAAGGAGGCTTTTCGGGTGATCGGGGGGGGGTAGTTTCTGGCTCCGAGCGCCGATCGAGAGTCTGGTTCCATGGGGGCTATATGAGGAACCAGCACCGTATTTTGACCCCCCACGGGTCTTATGAGAGTACCGAGGCGAAAAATGAATCAACTATTAATGCATCGTGTTACGGCACTTAATCACTTAGACATGGATGAGTTCACATTTGAGGCTTACATCGTCCCTATGGTCACCTCGCTGCGATTCGGAGATCAGTTGTACTACCTTACCGACCAAGTACAGGAGGCGGTATACACGCTTATAGAGGTATCTCAGAGCGAAGGCGTGGAGCTTACCCTCGTCGATTAGGGGGGGCGGTCCTTATGAGAGTACCTAACGAAAAAATACACATAGGAATTTTTTGAAATGGCGGAAAAGAAAGATTCAAGACTAACTAAGGCGGGCGTCAGTGGGTATAACAAACCAAAACGCACCCCTAATCACCCTACCAAGTCCCACGTTGTTGTTGCCAAGGAAGGTGACAAGGTGAAAACGATCAGATTCGGGCAGCAAGGCGTCAAAACCAATCAGACAGTAGGTCAGCGTAAGGCGTTTGAGAGCCGTCATGCCAAGAATATAAGCAAAGGCAAGATGAGCGCAGCTTACTGGGCGTCAAAAACTAAATGGGCGCCCGCCAAAACCAAGTCATCATCAACCAAATGGAAAAAAGGAAGTTAATTATGCCAATGGTAAACGGTAAGAAGTACGCATACACGAAAGAAGGCATGGCTAAGGCGAAATCTGCGGCTAAAAAAGCGGGAACTGCTATGAAGGCGAAGCCAAAAGCGAAAGCAAAAGCTAAGCCAAAGGCTAAGAAGTAAAGATGCCTGCCAAGAAGGCTGCCCCCAAGAAGAAATCGACGGTGAATAGTGCTGGTAACTATACAAAGCCAGCGATGCGCAAGCGTCTGTTCAACAAGATTAAGGCTGGCAGCAAAGGTGGTTCAGCGGGGCAGTGGTCTGCTCGTAAAGCGCAGATGCTAGCCAAGGAATATAAAGCAGCTGGTGGAGGATACCGAGACTAATGCCTCTCAAAAAATCGCAAAAAAGCCTAAAGAAGTGGACCGGCGAAAAGTGGGGCACTAAGAGCGGCAAGAACTCCACACAGGGCAGTAAAGCGACTGGGGAGCGATATCTACCCAAGTCGGCTAGGGATGCCCTGAGCAAGAAGGAATACGCTGCTACGAGCAAGAAGAAACGCGCTGATACTAAGGCTGGAAAGCAGCACAGTGCCCAGCCAAAAAAAATCGCTAAGAAGACTGCAAGGCATAGGAAATGAAAAACTCTCGTGAAACGCTGTATAGCAAGGGTGATAACCGGCGCCCAGAAAATACTAAAAAATTCGAGGAAGGCTACGAACGAATCTTCGGCAAGCCCAGTCGAAAGGACCGGAATGATGTTCGGGCTAGAAAAAGAGGTGGCAACGACGATGGTTGATATCGAGCTGAATCGATTTGCTTACCACCCAGAGGGCACGTTAGGCGTCATAGACTTCTACGGTGAGCGATTCTATACGATAGAGCGCCCATGGCTAGATAACGCGCCAAACGTGTCCTGCATTCCTGAAGGTAGCTATGAGGTTACTTGGCGGACATCTCCGCGCTTTGGAGAAACCTATCACATACAAGACGTGGAGGATCGAACTTACATCCTAATTCACGCTGCGAACTTCCCTAAGGATGTACAGGGATGTATAGGACTTGGTACAGGTCTAATGGGGGATCGAGTAGCTGTCAGTAACAGTCGAAAAGCCGTAGCTAGATTTGAGGATCTAACGAGGGACATATCGTGGCGGCTGCTCGTAAAAAATGCACCACTTGCGGCGCTGTCAAAAGCCTAGACAAGTTCTTATCGGACGGGCGAAACCAGTGCAAAGCATGTAAATCGCTGAGCAATAAAGAAAGAGGCAACGCCAGTCTAGAAGGGTTTTTGCAGCATCGTTTAACAAGTCTTAGGTATCGTCACAAGCAAAAGAAATACGAGGGAGAACCTGTATCTCTTGACTACTTACTGGCGCTATATGATGAGCAGAGAGGTATATGTGCCGTTTCACATCTGCCTATGCATATAACCTTGGACCATTCGGACCTTTCTGTCAGTCCTGACCGGATTGACACCAAGAAAGGATATGTCGAGGGCAATGTAAGGTTGGTTTGTGCCCGCGTAAATATAATGAAAGGCGCGCTAAATGATCATGATTTCATTTGGTGGTGCCGCGCAGTGGTGAGTAGCAGTGGAAATTGAGCAGGTAGCCAGAAAACTCAAGGGTAACTTCCCTCTATACAGCAAGAACATGCTGAAAATCGTGACTAAAGAGGGGGAGTCTAAGCCATTTGTGCTGAATTCAGCCCAGCTTCATGTCCATGGAATGCTCGAAAAACAGCTACAAGAGCAGGGGAATATCCGCGCATTAGTCCTAAAAGCGCGACAGACGGGCATATCCACCTACACTCAGGGCAGAAACTTCTGGAAAGTCACGCAAAATCGAAACGCTAACGCGTTTGTGCTGTCGCACCTAGCCGAATCAACTAACGCTATTTTTAATATGGTGCGCTACTTCTATGACAACGTCCCTCATCCGGCATTTAAACCGCCGCTCGCTTCTCAGTCGGCGTCAACTCTCGTATTTGATGAGATCAACTCGCGCTACAGGGTTGGTACGGCACGGTCTACACAGACAGGACGAGGACAAACAAACAGATTCGTCCACGGATCAGAGGTCGCCTTCTACCCCCAAGGATCAGACATAGTCGCGGGTCTACTGCAGACTGTCGGCGGCAAGAACACTGAAGTGATCTTAGAGAGTACGGCTAACGGTGCCGGCGGCTGGTTTTACGATCAGGTGATGAAGTCGTTGCGCGGTGAGTCTGAGTGGATTACTTGCTTCATTCCTTGGTACTGGATGCCCGAGTATAGAAAGAAGCCCTCCCCCTACTTTGTGGCGACACCTGAAGAGTATCAGTTGGCGCAAAAATATAATTTGGACGACGCACAGCTTTCGTTTAGACGAGCCAAGCTAGATGAATTAGGGGGCACGGATCTATTCCGTCAGGAGTATCCAAGCACTCCCTTAGAAGCATTCTTAACGTCTGGTCGCTGTTTTGTGGAAGAGACTGCAATATCTCAGTGTGAGACAAACTGCTACACCGCAGACTTCAAGGGAGACATCGTCGATGGATCTCTGGTGGAGCGCGAGCACGGTAACTATCAGGAGTGGTATCCGCCCTCACGGGAAGAGAACTACGTGATCGGTGTGGATGTTGCGGAAGGTCTCGCCTACGGCGACTACAGCTGCGCACAGGTCTTAGATTCGATGGGCAATCAGGTTGCCTGCTGGCATGGACACATAGATCCGTTCGACTATGGCTCATTGGTGGCGACGATCGGAAAGCGTTTTAACAATGCATATGTAGTAGTTGAGCGTAACAATCACGGTCTGGGCACCCTAAGAAAGATGCAAGACCTCGGCTACTCCAATCTATTCGTTGAGAGTTCGGTTGATGGCGCCTATGGCGACAGAATGACAAAGCGAGGCGGCTTCCTGACCACCAGTAAGACCAAGCCATTGATCGTTGACAACCTAGCGACCTTACTAAGGCAGGGTGAAAGTGGGGTTGCCGACATTGAATTATTAAATGAGTTGCGAACTTACATCATTGATGATAAAGGAAGTTACAATTCTCAGAATGGATGTTATGATGACAGGGTGATGGCTTATGCTATTGCCCTGCACGGACTAGCTTCTATGCCGAGACCTCGGCACCGGATTATACAAAAACGTTTCAAATCGTTAGATCCTGTGACGGGTTATTAATGTATGGATGAGCTAGAGTACGAAGGTGAAGAAGAGGAGTTAGAGCAAGAACCAGACGGTCTGCAAGCGCAAAGCATGCAGAGCTTGGGTTCTCGCCTCGCCGGAACCTTCCAAGAGTATAAAGACGCTCGAAAGGAAACTGAGAACGAGTGGCTTAAAGACTTGCGCCAATATCAGGGTATCTATGAGCCTGACGTACTCGCACGCCTAAACGCAGCATCTGGATCTCGATCTAAAGTTTTTGTCGGCTTAACACGAACCAAGGTTATGGCGGCATATTCGAGAATAATCGACCTATTGTTCCAGCATGGCGACGTTTTCTTCTCGGTAGATCCTACACCGATCCCTCAGATTGATCCACTCAAGGCGATGCAAATGCGCCAGATGGCTATGGATCAGATCATGATGGCGAGCGGACAAGACCCGATGATGAATCAGGACTTGGTGGCAGCACGCATGGCGGAGCTGGAAGAAGAGTTCTTGGAGGTAGAGAAAGAGATTGCCAAGAACGCAGCTGAGTCCATGACCGTAGACATACAGGACCAGCTGATAGAGACAAATGCAGAGATGAAGCTCAAGGAAGCGTTTCTTGAGGCATGCATCTTTGGTTCAGGCGCTGTCAAAGCTGGCACTGTACGGATTGATAAGAAGCAATCGTACTCTAAGATGCTGGACCCCCAGACAGGCGATCAAGCATTCGGTCTTAGCGTTGTTGAGACGGTCGCCGCAGACGTAGAGAGCGTAAGCATCTTTGATCTGTACCCCGATCCGTACTGTACGACACTAGACGATTGTGACGGTCTGTTCCGTCGTCATGTGCTTACGCGCCGTCAAATGCGCGATCTAGCCGATCTGCCTCAGTTTGATTCCGATATGGTGAAGTATCTTCTTAAGATTCACCGCAACGGTAACCACACCGAGGAAGATCACGAGACGACACGACGCCGTATTGCGGGTATCCACGAGAACTCTGAATCAAATCGATTCGTTGTTATGGAGTACTGGGGCACTGTAGACGGTTACGACCTAGAAGAGCACGGCATAGAGCTAGAAGAAGGGGCAGATCGCTCTGACGACTACTCTGCGTGCGTTTGGTTTTGTGACGGGAAAGTGCTGAAAGTTATGCTAAACCCGATCACTGGGTACAAGATTCCATACCATATCTTCCCGTATGAGCGCAGCCCACACCAGTTTTGGGGTACAGGCGTGCCACGCATGATGCGTGATTCACAGGGAACTATGAACACCGCAACTCGAATCTGGCTAGACAACATGGCTTTGTCGTCAGGTCCGATGGTTGAGGTAAATACAGACTTGCTTGCAGCAGGAGAAGACCCGACAGATATCCACCCTTGGCGAGTATTCCTCCGAGAGGGTGGAGACGGTTCTATGCCTGCTGTCAGATGGTATCAGCCAGTAGCTAACGCTAATGGATTGAACCAGATTGTAGAGATATTCCGACGCTTTGCTGATGAGACTACGTCGCTTCCGAGCTACACGCATGGAGAGCAGACCCAAGGTCTTAACAAGACGGCGACAGGCATGTCTATGCTTATGGGCGCAGCAAATATTGCGCTTAAAAGCACCATAAAAAATATTGATGACTTCTTGATCGAGCCAATGATTGAGGCTCTTTTCCACTTCAATATGGAGTTTGGAACTAACGAGAAGTCTAAGGGAGACCTGCGAATAGTTGCTCGCGGTAGTACTGCCTTGGTGCAGAAGGAAGTGCAAAGTCAGCGCTTACTTCAGTTCCTCTCTTTGGTTGGAGACGATCCCAACGGAGCGGTTAAGCGCACGCAGTTGCTACGCGATATAGCTCAAAGCATGGACATTGATCCCGACGAAATTATTAAGACTGAGGAGCAATTAGCTCTTGAACAGCAACAGCAACAACAGTTACTCCAAGCTCAAATGCAACAGGCAGCAGTCGCAGGCAATCCTTCGGCTCAAGGCGATGCCGGAATGGGATCTCCTGCGGGATTTAATTAAAGCCCGATTTGATAGCGCCCAAGCATTATTAGAAGGAGCAGACGAGACGACATTTAGGTTTGAGCAAGGCAGGCTCTTAGAGCTTCGATTCATGCTTGAACTTGAAGAAGCGGCAAAAGCCGTTCTAGACAAAGCGCGGTCCCCTAAGCGGACAACCGCAATCGACTAACGAATATCCCACTTGTGGGACTCGAAGGAAATAACGATGTCAAAGAGAAATGACCCAGCGCGACTGGAAGCTGAAGCAAAAGAATTGTACGAGCAAATGACCAAAAGCAGGACTGAAACCCCAGAGGCTGATCAACCTCAAGAGGACACTTCAGAAGAGCCAGAAGCGTTGCAAGTAGAAGCCCCCGAGCCTACGGATACGGCTGAAGTTCTAGCGGATGAGGACACAGTAGAAGAGTCAGAACGCAGCGAGGACTCTGAACTGAAGTTGGCTTTAGAAAAAGCCGAAAAAGCTATGAAGGGCGCACAGGCGAGAATGACCAAAGCGACTCAAGAGGCAGCTGACTTGAAGCGGCAAAACGCCGACCTGATCAGAAGCATCACCGAGTTAAAAGGTCAACTTGTGGAGTCTTCGAAAAATGACAACAAGCTGGCGCAGATAAGGGAAGACTACCCTGATCTAGCTGGACCGTTGTTAGATGAGTTGAAGAGAACGCAAGATGAAGTTGGCGCAGCCAAAGAAGCATTAGCTGAGCAAGAACAAAGTAAGTATCAGGAGTTGCAAGCGCAGGCGCAAGCCGAGCACTTCGAGCGAATCCGAGCGGTACACCCCGATGTCGATCAACTTATTGATACGGCTGACTGGTTGAACTGGTTGGAGGATGCAGACTTCCAGACGAAGACTTGGATTCAAGAGGGTTCGTCTAATGATGTGAACATGGTTCTTAGTAGGTTTAAGGCGGACATGGGTGTATCAGCTCCCACGCTGCAAGAGCAGGCTTTAGAGCGAGCTAAATCGGTTGCAGAACCGAAGATGCCCAAGGCTCGAAAGTCACAAATTAAAGGCGATAAGAAATACTGGACTGTCGATGAGATCATGAGGATGCCAAACAAAACGTTTGAAAAGCATCAATCAGAAATACTCAAGGCAATGGAAAGTGGATCGATACGCCGCTAATCTCTTGTGAGGTATTAAAATGTCTTTTTCACAATTTTCAACGGGTGCTACATCTGAAGTAAACTTTATCCCAGAGGTGTTCTCAAAGCTCCTCCAAGCTAAGTTTTACTCCAAGTCAATTCTGCCCGAAATTTCAAACACCGACTACGAAGGTGAGATCTCTGGTCAAGGCGATAAGATCGTTGTTCGTACAGTTCCGGCTGTAACTATCAATGACTACGCTGGCACTATCACTACTCAAGAGCTGACAACTGCGAAAGTTGAGATGCTCATCGATAAGGCTAAGTACTACAGCTTTAAGGTAGATGATGTGTTGGCAGCTCAGGCTGACATCAACATGTTGGAAGCTGCATCTACTGATGCTTCTGAAGGCATGCGTATTGCTGTCGAGACTGACGTATTGGCTGGCGCTGTAACTGGTGCTACCACTATCGGTTCGCAGACCACCATTACTTCAAGCAACATCTTGGAGAACATCTTGGTCTTGGCTAAGACTCTTGATGAGTTGAACATCCCAGAAGAAGGTCGATTCATCGTTCTTTCTCCTGAGTTCATTTCTATGCTCAAGCAGTCAGAGCTTCGTCAGGCTTACCTGACTGGCGATGCTACTTCACCTCTCCGCAACGGATTGGTTGGAATGGTTGACCGGTTCAAGGTTTTCCAGAGCAACATGGTCTACACCCCAGCATCTGGTGGTGATGCAGGCTATACACACGTTCTTGCTGGTCACCCCAAAGCGTTGTCTTTCGCGTCACAGTTCACTAACACTGAGACTGTCCGCATGGAAAGCACGTTTGGCGATCAGGTCCGTGGATTGAAGGTGTACGGTTCTAAGGTCATTACTCCTGACGCACTTTGCGTTGGTAAGTGGACTTAAGATCGACTAATGATTGGGGGAGGTTTTCCTCCCCCTTTTTAGCGAGACACTTATGACTAAAGCTAACACGAAGAAAGACGAAGTTTTTATTCAAGCCAAGGAAGAGTTTGGTGTAAAGCTGGATAGAAGGTTGACGTTGGCGCAGCTCGAAGAGCAAGTGCAGCAACTAGCCAAGAACAAGGCAAACCCTCAGCCAGAAGAAAAAGAACTAGTCCCAAAGCGGGTTAAAAATGTGATTACCGGAAACGAATTCGAGTACAACCCGATATTCAAAAACAACCCCGATTTACAAATAATTGAGTGGGAGACTAACAATGGCGACAACTAAGGTAGTAGATATTTTAGATCGGGCTGCAATTATTCTTCAGGATAATACAAACGTCCGGTTCCCAAACGATGAGCTTCTGAAGTTCTTTAACGATGCACAAAAAGAAGTGGTATTGCACCGCCCAGACGCAAAGATGGTTAACACCACCTATAGCTGTGTTGATGGCAGTAAGCAGACTCTTCCAAGCGCAGCGTTGCGACTCATTGAAGTGGTTCGAAATGTAGGTGGCAGAGCCATCACGCAAATTAACAGGCGCATCTTGGATGAGACGCTGCCTAACTGGCACGAGACAACGGCAGGAACAAACAAGATCGAGCATTTTGTTTATGACCCAGCTGATCCAAAGAATTTCTACGTCTACCCTAAGGGTGCCTCTGGTACTCATAGTCTAGAAATTGTTTACAGCTCAGCGCCTCCAGAGATCGCGATTTCTAATTTTGGTTCTGATACTCAGGTGATCAGCCTAGATGACGTATACGCGAATTGTATACTGGACTATGTATTGTATCGCTCATATCAGAAGGATTCTGAGTTTGCAGGCAATGCACAGAGAGCAATGATGCACTACCAGAGCTTTGCTAATGCTTTGGGCGTTAAGACTCAGGCTGATGGCGCAACAACGCCAGTACCTGAGGCGGTCGGTGCTGCCTAATGAAGTATTCTGATTTTTCTCTGTACGTTAGACCTGAGGTCCAAGGCGCCCCAGATTTTTTAATTGAAAGATCTGTTCGTGACTCGGCAATTGATTTCTGCTCAAGAACGGACATTTATATGCCCGAACCTGAGTTTATTACTATCATTGCCGGTGTTAACGAGTACGCTGTATCTCTGCCTAGCGGTACAGAGTTAAATCACATACTTGATATTTTTAACAACAAATCAGCGTTGTCACCTGTCAGTTACAGCCAGCTACTGCTTCGCCTTGGCGATGAGACCACTTCAGGTACGCCGGCTTACTATGCTCAGAGAGACAACACTGACTTCTATTTAGCGCCCATTCCTGCAGCTGCTGACTCGTTTCGGGTTCTCTATTCGGTCAAGCCGACATCTACCAGTTCAAGCATTCCAGATAGCGTAGGTAAAGAGCACAAAGAAACGATAGCTCATGGAGCACTATATCGATTGCAGATGATGTCTGGTCAGCCTTGGTCAAACCCAAGCGCAGCGGGTGCTAACAAGCAGTTGTTTGAAAGAGGCGTCGGTAAAGTCATACGACAGGTGAAGTATGGGTTCAGTGGTGGCTCATTGACTTGTAAAGCGAGGGCGTTCATCTAATGGCATATTTGACGACTATAGATCTTGTTCAGGGAGATCAACTCCCAGAGATCGAGATCACTCTTAAAGATAGTAACACTGCAGCGGAAGGTCTTATTCTTGATGACGGCGACCCTGAAACCTTTGCAGGCTTAGACCTTACTAACGGAACCGTTAGGATGCGAATAAGACAAGTTGGTCAGACTGCGCTGGTTAGCACCTTGATTGGTGTCATCACCGTGCCACTTGAGGGAAAGGTTACGTTCGTCTTTGACTCTAACACCTTGAATGACAGCGGCATCTTAGAGGGTGAAATTGAATTCACAGATCCCTCAGGTCGAACTCAGACAGTACTGGATCTAATCAAGTTTAAAGTTCGATCACAGTTCGGTTAGTAGCGCATGGCTATATTCGCTAAGGTAAGCCACAAGTCTATAGCAGCTAGTACGGTTCACCGTAGGCTGGATTCCTCCACGACCTTAGTAAACTGGCAGCAGCTCTTTCTTCATGACGTTCACGTCAATCCAGAAGCCACGATTTACCCTCTTAGCGATATATTTGAGGTCGCTGAATCTGCCACCATATTATTTGAGAAGGTATCTACCGATCAGTTCGGTATGGTTGAATCTGATCCGGTCTTCCATTTTGAGAAGGTCAGCTCTGATACTACCACGCTCAGTGAAGCGCTAGTTGCTCATCCAAACAAGGGGGCGAGCGATACCTTTACGTTTGCTGACAGTCATGTTGCGTCTGTTGGTAAGCCTTTATCTGACAGTTTTGGATTCACCGAGAACGTCCATAAGCTGCTCACTTACATTAGAAGCTTTGACGACAGCACTGCAATAATTGAGCAGACTGCAATCGATGTAAGCAAGCCTAGATCCGATAGTTTTGGATTTGGCGATTCTGCTGTGACCCATCCAAACAAGGGTCTGTCACACTCAACGTCAATGGCTGATTCTCAGACGTTTGATGCGGCTACAGCCTACCAATCTAGTACCGCCATGACTGAGCAGACAGTCATGACTCGTCAACCATTTAACTTTGTCTTCACCGAAGCGTCGGGTGTTGTGACCGTAACAGGTGAGCCAGACGACTCTGTGCCAATGACGGAGAGCATTACGTCATTTGATGTTAGCGCAGCCCTACAAGACTACTTTGCGCTAGATGATTTTGCTCAAGTTGATAAAGATGTCGAAGGCGTCAAGAGCAATGTGTTCGGAATGATTGACTCTCTTGAGTTCGAGCATCAAATCACTGGAGCACTATTAAATAAGTCTCTTGTGGGCAGGATGGTGCTCAATGCGTGATATGATATAGGCAAAGCAGGATTTATTTGTTTTGTCAAATGAAGAATCCATCTTTATAATACTGATAGAAATTAGGTTTCTTTTGCGTCGGAACCGAAAGTTCGAATATACACCCTGACGCAGCGACACTGTCTTCATGGATTAGAAAGTCTGACGGTACAAGTGTTGTCGATTCTTTGAGATTTAGCGTGATGTGGTACTCAAAGCAAGATCGTCAATCCTATATTTAACGATGATTAATCCGGAGACATATCATGATCGTTGATGATCTTAAACTAAAGGGACACCTTACTGTAAATTTAATTGCAGAAGATGGCTCTATCAAAGAAACCCAAGAAATTCCAAACCTAGTTGTAGCTGACGGCAAGGCGTTTGTAGCGTCTCGTATGGCAGGAACCTCTGCGGGTGTTATGAGCCACATGGCAATCGGCACAACTAACACAACGCCATCTGCCAGCAACTCTACACTCTCAGCTGAAGTAGCACGGGTAGCCCTGACTAGCACAACTGTTAACAACAACGACGTTGTTTACATTGCTACCTTCCCAGCTGGAACACCCTCCTCTAACGTCGGTGTGGTTGAAGCTGCGATCTTTAACGCATCTTCTGGCGGCACCATGCTGTGCCGAACTGTATTTTCAATTATCAACAAAGCGAGTACAGACAGCCTCAGCATCACTTGGACCGTAACAGCTAGCTAGGAGCCAACATGGCGATTAAGTTTTCGAACCTAGCTAGCACTACGCTGGCTAGTGGCGTTTCCTCCACGGCAACGTCTCTCAGCGTAACCAGTGCATCTCTGTTCCCTGCTTTAGGAAGCGGAGATTACTTCTATGCATCTATAGGAATAGGTTCGGGATCAGAGGTTGTCAAAGTAACGGCTGTATCCGGCACTACTTTTACTGTAGTCCGAGGTCAGGACGACACTACGGCAATAAGCCACTCGTCAGGTGTTGAGGTAGCTCTTCGAGTCACAGCAGCATCCCTAAACGATCTAAGTACTCAAGCTGACACAGAGTCAGTCTCCATTGCTGGAGACACAATGACTGGTTCGCTTACGGTTCCTTCTTTAAATATCACAGGAAACACAACTACCGGCGGAACCATTGATGGTCGTGATGTTGCTACTGACGGTGCTAAGTTAGATGGTATAGAAGCAGGCGCTACAGCAGACCAAACCGATGCTGAGATTAGAGCCGCAGTGGAAGCCGCCACGGACTCCAATGTATTTACCGATGCTGACCACACTAAGTTGGACGGCATTGAAGCCTCAGCAGACGTAACTGACACAGCTAACGTCACAGCCGCTGGTGCCTTGATGGACTCAGAGGTAACTAACCTTGCGCAGGTTAAGGCGTTTGACTCTTCTGATTACGCTACAGCCGCACAAGGCTCTACTGCTGACTCTGCATTACAGAACGTAGTAGAAGACACTACGCCACAACTGGGTGGTGATCTTGCGTCTAATGGTAATGACATTCTGTTTGCCGACAACGACAAAGCTGTGTTTGGTGCCGGCTCTGACCTAAAGATTTATCACTCTGGCTCAGAAAGTAGAATTGATGAAAATGGAGCAGGTAATCTCAAGATTAATGCAGACAATCTTGAAATTTATAATTCTGCTAGCTCCGAAGCAAAAGCAAAATTCAACACCAACGGCTCTGTTCAACTGTATTACGACAATGCAGAAAAACTAGCCACAACCTCCACAGGCATCGACGTTACAGGCGTTATTACCACAGACGGTATGACTACCTCTGCTGATATTAACTTTGGTGACAATGATAAAGCTGTGTTTGGTGCTGGCTCGGATCTACAGATTTACCATGACCCAAATCACAGCATAATTAACGAGTCAGGAACAGGAAGCCTAAAAATTCAAGGCGATAACATTCGTTTGCAAAAAACAGATGGCTCTGAAAACATGATTACTGCTGTCAATGATGGCGCTGTAACTCTTTTTTACGACAATGCAGAAAAACTAGCCACAACCTCCACAGGCATCGACGTAACTGGCAACGCTACGTTCGACGATAACGGCAAAGCCATCTTCGGTGCTAGCTCTGACCTACAGATTTATCATGATGGCTCTAATAGCTACATTGTTGATAATGGCACAGGTGACTTGCTTATTCGTGCTGAAAACAACTTGTTTTTGAAGCGCACAAACAGCGACGAGACATATCTTTCTGGCGCAGTAAACGGTGCTGTCACGCTTTTTCATAACAACAATGCAAAAATTGCAACAACGATTTCAGGCATCGACGTAACTGGCAGTATTTCTGCTGATGGTTTGACTGTTGACACAGGTTCAACTTTTGCTTTGAGTGCAACACTTGGGCATACGGGTGGCTCACAGCTATTCTTCCTGTCGGATGATGGCGGTACTAGAAACCAAATAGATTCGCAAACAAACAGTTCGCCAGCTAAATTAGACTTAGCTACAGGCGGCACTAAGCGGCAACGTATAGACTCTAACGGCGACATTAGCTTCTACGAAGACACTGGCACGACTGCGAAGTTGTTCTGGGATGCTTCTACGGAGCGGTTGGGTCTGGGTACTAGCAGTCCGTCATATCCTTTAACCGTCCATGACACTGGCGATGGCATTAAATTTGAAGTCAGCGATACAGTCGATGCTAACTACAGAATACAAGTAAGCGGCAGTGATATTGTTACAGGCCCGTCAACTTCCAGTGCTTATACGTTTCAAACGGGCAACACAGAACGCATGCGCCTCGGAACTTCAGAAGCCGTCGTTAACGAAAACAGTAACGACTACGACTTCCGCGTTGAGTCTGATTACACTGCCGACGCTTTTTTCCTCGATGGCCAGAGCGGCACAATAAACATTGGTAACGGCATAATTGGTAGGGGCATAACAGATAACTTTACGCTGAACGGAAAGACACAACCTCATTATGGTTTTAACCTAGATCCTGCTAGCAGCTCAGCCGTAGGTATGTCTGGCTACTACGGCATCTCTTTTGCTACTTCTGGTGCCGAGCGGTTTAAAATCGAAAGAGTCGGTGGAGCTGTTTTCAACGATACAAGTGCAGACTACGACTTCCGCGTTGAGTCTGATACTAACAGCCATATGCTGTTTATGGATGCCGTAAACAACCGCGTAAATATCGGCACAACTGATGTAAGTTCGCAAGGAACATTAGCCGTAAACGGTTCAGCAATTTTTGGGCGTAGTTCAACAACAACAGGCGACTTGTTTTCGTCAGGCGGCGGAAATTCTAGCGCATATAACGGCATTGCCATTTTATCTAATTCAGACGGACTTACTGCTCAAGCTAATACCTCTCTTAGCTCATGGATTGTTGATATTGGTGGCAGAGCCGCAGATGGAGTTACTTTTCCCGTAGATACCGCAGACAGTTTTGTTGTTCGTCGTGTTGCGGCTGGTGGAACGTATTACGGATCAGCAAATTACTTGCACATTTCTGGCGGTTCAACTGTTATCAATGAAGACAGCAATGACCACGACTTCCGTGTTGAGTCTGATAGCAACTCTCATGCCTTGTTTGTTAATGCAGGTAACGAGAATGTAAGTATCAAGTCAGCGGGGTACACAACTACCACGGACTTAAACTTATTAGGCGCTGGCTTATCTTTGAAGAATGATAAGAATGGATCAAGCAACAACTGGTCTCTTATACAAAACACTGCAACTACTAGTGCCTCTAATCTCGAATTTATAACAGGTGTAGGTACTGCATTAACACTGAATCATGACAGGTCTGCTACGTTTGGAAGGCATGTGACTTCAGGCGGACATCTTGAGTTAAGTCAGACAGGTGATTTTGCAAATACTGGACTTACTTATCACACCAATGATTGGCTCTACGCAAGAGGCGGTGTCAATGGAATAATTCTTAAAAATCGTGCGTCAACTATAGAAATGATGCGGATTAAGCCTACTGAAGTAGTGGTTAATGATGATGGGATCGCAGACCTAGACTTCCGCGTTGAGTCTGACAGCAATACCCATATGCTCTTTGTTGATGGCGGGGCTAATACTGTAGGCATTAATGCCTCGATCCCAAGAACGACATTACATGTGAATGTAGATGGAGCTACGGGCGGAAGCACTACCGACTGGAACAATGACAAATGGTTTTTAATTGCTGACGGATCAGGTGCATCGGACAGTGGTTTTGGTATTACCCACACCGCCGCTTCCGGTACATGGATAAACTCACTAGATCCGTATACTTCGTGGCGTGACATCATTGTTAATGGCGACAATTTCAAATACTTCCAAGGCGGCTCCCGTGAGCTTATGGCGCTTGGGTATACCGAGGCAGCCTTTAACGATGGCAGTACAGACTTGGACTTCCGCGTCGAGTCTAACAGCAGCTCTCATGTGCTGTTTGTTGAAGGTAATACAGATAAAGTAGGGATTTTAAATAGCAACCCGCAAAAGCCTTTAGAGATTACTTCTAACGATTTTCAGTTAAGACTGTCCACCGCTAGTGGCACCTCTAACTATTTTACTCAATTCATAAGCGCCTACGACTCAACTAACCCGTTTAGAATTCAAGGCTACTACAACGGGACACAAGTCGAGCCATTTAAAATTCAGGCTGCTGGTGGATTTGGAAGCCCCGTTTTAAGGCTTGGTCAGGATATGTCTTACATATCTCTGATGCAGGGCACGATCGAGAGAGCAGTCCTATCACCAACTGAATACACCCATAACGAACACTCTCACGATCATGACTTCCGCGTTGAGTCTGATGGCAACTCTCAGATGCTTTTTGTGGACGCCTCTGCTAACGCGGTAGGTATCGGCAAGTCGCCAGATGCTAATGGCAATTACCCTCTTGACGTGGAAGGCTTGATCCGCATGGGTGACGGCACTATCGTTAAAGGCATCGTCTATCCTCACGTAAAAACCATAACACGTTCTGTGGGTTCGGGTTCGCAGTGGTACAAGGTGTATTCGGAGACAACATCCCCCAGCCCTAGGACCGTGTATCTGCGAGTAAATGCCAGCGGCGATAATTCGTCGTGGCAGGGTGATTTCATTGTCAACCTTGCAGGTTACAACTTCCAACACAGCATCACGTTGACCGACTATCAGTATTACAACACCAGCAAAGTGCAAGAGATCAAGACTGTAAACACTGGATCTAGCACAACTACAGAAATCTGGGTGCGCGTAAATGCTATTACCGGAAGCACGGGAACGCTTACTGTTCAATGCAGTGAAGATAGATTGGTTGATTTATCTGCGGGCACTGAACCCTCTGCGACAATGGGGACGGCGCATCTTTACAGTACTTCATGGCCTTCAAACTCTACGCGAAAAAGTCAAGTTGTCTCGAACGGCATAGCGTTTGCAGACGCTTCTGAAGCTAGATTTTTACGTGAAGACGGCGCTCGTTCAGGGAGAATTTACCACAATACGGCTGGCCTTCAAATTAGAACAAACGATGTCGGAGACAATATATATCTTCACTCGACAGCGGGGGGGGATATCGATGTACAGGCTGCAAACAGCCATTCAGTAAATGTTAACGACATGAGCATGGACGTCGACTTCCGCGTTGAGTCTGACAGCAATTCGCACGCGCTTTTTGTAGACGCTAGTGCTAATTCAGTACGATTTATGAAAGACAGTGGCAGTAACACCGTCTCTGGGATGATGTGGAACCATAATGATTATCTAGGAATTACAACCACTTCTACAGACACAGGTGATCGTCTACTTCTTCTGAACCGTCAAGGCGGTAATGGAGATGTAATCGAATTCCGCACAGTTAATGTGAAGCGCGGTGAGATTGAGGCTACAACTACGGGTGTTACCTATAGCACCACTTCTGACCGTCGCCTAAAGAAAGACATTGAGACCATTACTGACGGCACAGACAAGCTGATGGCGATGAACCCTGTCACGCACGGTTGGAAAGCTGATCCAGAAGCAGACGCAGTTCACGGCTTTATAGCTCAAGAGATGATGGACATCGTTCCTGAAGCTGTTTCGGGTGATCCGGAAGGCGAGGAGATGATGTCCATGGACTACGGGCGTATCACGCCAGTTCTTGTAGCCGCGCTGCAAGACGCACACAAAAAGATCGCGGAATTAGAAACCCGCCTTAATGAACTGGAGGGTAAATAATGTCTAGTATATCAAAATCTGGAGTGGACTTAAATCCATTAGTCATAGGCAACTTGGCTTCAGGTTACCTTAACGTCACAACTGCCAAAGATGAGTTTGGTGGCAGTAGTATGAGGAACTCAGACTTTGCAAAAGTAAGTTGGACGTGTCAGGGCGACAATACTTGGAGAACTTTGTTTGAAAATTTTCAAGATGCCCGTGGAACCTTAGAGATTTGGGGCAGTGACTCGGCTTCTATGGATAGAGCAAGGTATTCATTCTCAGTAACTACTCCCAATTACGGTGTTACTACGTGGGGCAATGAGTCCTACGAGAATGGCGGCTGGAATACGGGGGCATTTAATCTCCAACTTATTACGGTGGGCTCTGGCTACAACCTTAACTTTCAGTATAGTAGTTATTACTCATCCACTAATGTTGGTACTTTCTACGCGCATTGGCGAGGAGTTTACGCATGATAAGTACAGTAGACGGGTACACTTATCTAGACGCAGTTTTAGCCTTAGTTCCTCTTGCTAAAATTGTTCCCTCAAATGATGGAACATACGAACACGCAGAGTGGCTAGATGAACGTACTGCGCCAACAGTACAAGCTGTTACCGATAAACTAGCCGAATTGAAAGCCGTAGAGCCTTTATTTTATCTTCGGCAAGAACGTGACAAGCGCCTCAAGGAAACAGATGTGTGGGGGCTAGAAGACTACCCTGCCACCGCTGAACAAACAGCGTACCGCCAAGCCCTACGTGATATAACAGACAACTATTCCTCGCTAGGCGATGTCGTCTGGCCCGAAAAACCTTAACTACCAGTCTTTAAAGGAGACTTAACAATGGCAATTTCAACAACTTGGTCTGTAAGCAACATGACTCGTAACGAGGCTGACGGCGGCGTAGTAACCGTTTACTGGTCTTGCGTTGCAACGGACGGCACTTTCTCAGCAACAGAAGGCGGCAAGCTACGGTGCGAACCCGATGCTTCTGCTGACGATTTCGTAGCTTACGCAGACCTTACTCAGGACGACGTTTTGGGTTGGGTTTACACAAGCCTGATCGAAGGCGAAGAGACCGCTGACGAAGCTAAGGCTCGTATCGAAGCTAACCGTACCGGCAAGGTACAAGGTCAGATCGATCGTGCTTCTGCTCAAGCTGAAGGCATGCCTTGGGTGGCATAAGTGCGATATCTGGTGACGCTTGTTCTTGCGGCTTGGTCGCTGTCTATCTCTGCACAAGAGAATGGGCGGCAGACTGAGGGCGAAGTGCCTCTCGATGGGGCACCTGCCGAGCTTCCAGATAACTCACAAGAAGGCGACTTAAATACCAACACTCAAGTTGGTGGAGACAATACGTCTGGTAGTTACAACTCCAATAAGACGTATAACGGTGCAGGTTCAAGCGGTATGCCTGTATCGACAGCGATCAGTCCTAGTCTTATGTCTAATGGAACTGAGTCGTGTCTTCAAAGCACCACAGGCGGATTGCAGCTTGTCGGTTTGGGTTTGTCATCTGGCAGATACACCCAAGATACCGAATGCAACCGTCGCAGGGATGCGATAACGCTAAGCAATATGGGCATGAAGGTAGCGGCAGTATCGCTAATGTGTCAGAACCCAAACGTATGGAGGGCTATGTTTATGTCAGCCACGCCGTGTCCGATTACTAGAGGCGGCAGATTAATAGTTGGCAAAAACGCGCTACTGGAGATTAAACGAAACCCTGAGCTGCACATTGCAGATTACTCAGAAAACAAAAAACTATACGACAACTTATTGGGGGTTGGCACAGATGACACGACTGAAGTTGAAAGCACTATTAGCGTCTCTGATCGTTTCCGTACCAGCGTACAGTAACGAAATAGACACCCTAGTAAATGCTTCGCAGTCTATCCGTGATAGTTTTAAGTACGGCATACAAGCCGTGGGCGGTCTTCAGTCTTATGCAGCTCAAGGAAAGATTGGTGAGACAGGAACTGTTGACGGCGGAAAAATCTCCTATGACCAGTCCAGTGCTTACAATCAAGCAATAGCCGCAGTACAAGAAGCAACGTACACCTACAACCCAAACGCTCAAGATTACTTCGATCAGCAGGCAGAGCAAGCCATGACTGAAGTCAACACAGCTGTCGATGCTTTTGTTGAAGCCAGTCAAGCGGTTATTGAGGTTGTTGTCGTCAACCAGATGGCACAAGACGCGGAAGCCGCCGGAGATGAGCGTGGCGCAATGGCACTTCAGGAATACATAGAAGCTAACGATGTGATGTTGGCGGATGCTGAGGTGGACATGTACAACGATGCTTTAGATTCCGTTGAATCCGCAGCTCAGGTTGCTGCTGCATACATGGCGGTAGCTAATGACGAAGAGCTAATAAGTGCAGCTGACGATATGGCTTACGAGATCAAAGTTACTTATGCAGAGGCAGCAAGCTCGTTTTTTGATGTGCAGACTCAGGGGGTTTGGGTGTCATTTGATGGCGGGCAAACAATACAAGCTCTGTCTGTCGGTGGTTACTTTGTTTCCGTGGAATCAATTATTGAGGAAGGCGAGCAAACAGAATTTTTTGAAACTAGCCCTGAGGGTAGCTGCTGGTTCGCTATAGATTATGAGGCGTGTATCAATGGCCCTGTCTGATTTAGAACTTAATTTAGGTGGTCAGTCTTTCAAGGGTGCCTACGTTGCGGTAGTCATTTCTTTTGCCTCCACCATAGCGGGGGGCATCTGGACGGCGTCTGAATTCTTTAGCCGATTAGACGCTCAAGAAGCTGCTGTAGCTGAAGCGGGGGTAACAGCTGCAACTCTAGAGGCTAGGTTTGCAGACTTGCGCGAGAATCAGACGGAGACTCTGCAGGGTTACCAAGTGACCATATCTAACATGCAGCAGTCATTAGACGACAATGACATCAAGGGGTTGCAGGGAAAGCTGGCGGAGTTAGGCACTAACCTCGAAGCCATCATGGAAGCCCAAAAGGATTTGTTGGATCTGCGTGATCGTGTTGCGGCAGTAGAAAAATCGAACGCAGAATCAGTATTAAAAGTAGAGAACAAGGTTGAGTCTCTTGGCAACACCGATGAAAGACTCATGCGAATTAAGAAAGAAATAGACGACCTATGGGACGCTCTAGATTCAGTGGTTAATCCGCTGGGGTAGACGTTAACAACAACAGGAAATTACAGATAGAGCTATGGGAATTTTAAGTCAATTACTAGGTAGCGGCGATGTGATATCTAAAGGCTTAGACCTTATAGACAACATGCATACGTCTGAAACCGAGGCGATAGAAGCAAAGACAAAAGCAAAGACAGATTTACTAACCAGCTACGCCCCATTCAAGGTGGCGCAGAGGTATCTGGCTCTGATCTTTGGTTTTACCTTTGTAGCTTCTTACTTAATGATTTTGATTCTGTTCTTTATGGGTAAGGAGATCGGACCTGTTCAAGAGCTAATAAGCGCCTTCAAGATCGATTGGATCATGCTGACCATTATTGGCTTCTACTTTGGTGGCGGTGCCTTTGAGGGTGTCATGAACAAGAAGAGCGGAAAATAGGCGGGAGCTAAAACACTATGGCTGGATTCAAGCTACAAACATTTAGTGGTCAGGCGCCAAAGGTGTATGCGCGACTACTGCCCGAAGACATGGCTCAGGTTGCAACTAACTGTAGACTAGATTCTGGACGACTGGAGCCTTGGAAGGAAAACCTTGCCAGCTCTATTACATTCGCCACTGGCTCTATTTCAGGAGCGACCAAGAGCATATTCAAGCATAGCTCTTCTGTGTGGATAGCCAGCACATCTGAGCTAGACATTGTCAGGTCTCCTATTGCTGAAGATCCGCATGAAAGAATTTATATCACAGGAAATGGAGGGTCTTCCGGCTTTCCTCAAATGACTACAGCGCAGATAGTAGGCAACAGTCAGTACTACAGACTTGGAATACCAAAGCCGGCTGACCTTACTTCAGTAGCCCTATCGCCCGCACAGTCAAACAATTCGACTACGGAAGTACCTCAGTCAAGGTCGTACATCTTTACGTACGTTTCTTATTACGGAGAAGAGGGGGTTAACTGTGACGCTGAGGCATCACAAGTTGTAGATGTACATACTGATCAGTCAGTAATACTAACCTTCCCTTCAAACCCTTCGGGCAGCTACAACCTTCTTAAGAAGCGGGTATACAGAACAGATGCAGGCGGAACTTATAGATTTGTTGCGGACGTTGCTATTTCAGCGGGGACATTCACAGACTCCGGAACTGACGCGACCTTGGGTGAAGAGATTCCAACATCAACATTTGATGCCCCAGCTGATGACAATTCAGCCGATCACCCTGAAGGTCCAATGCTTGGCTTGGTGTCTTTGCCTAATGGTATTCTTGCTGGATTCTCCGGTCAGACAGTGTCATTCAGTGAAGCGTTTCAGCCTCATGCCTACCCCGACGAGTACAAGCTAACTGTAAAGTCGGACATCGTTGCCTTGGCTCCCCTCAACACTGGTCTGCTTGTTTTAACAAAAGAGAAGCCTGCAATCATACAGGGGTTAGATCCCTCATCGATGAGCATGATGGAGGTCGATAGTTCTCTCTCTTGCGTAGCTAAGAGGTCGGTTGTAGACATGGGTGAGTTTGTTATGTACTCATCACCTGACGGCTTGGTAATGGCTAATGACAATGGTCTAAATCTTATAACAGACCAAACATTTACCAGAGATCAGTGGCAAGAATACAACCCCTCTTCAATCGTGGCTTTCCAGTGGGAAGGACATTACGTTGCCTTTTACAGCAACAACACGGAGAGCAAGGGATTTATCTTTGATCCGAGAGGCGGAAAGAACTCATTCGTTAAGCTGGACTTTCATGCAACAGCGGGGTTCAACGACCTTGAGTCAGATCAGCTTTACTTAGTTGTTGGGGGCAGTCTGGTTAAGTTTGCAGAAAGCAGCAGCGCGTCAGATTTTGTTTGGCGCGGGAAAAAATTCTACACCCCCAGACCAATAAACCCTGCAGTGGCTAAGGTACAGTGTGATAGCTACAGCCCCAACCCTACTATGAAGCTGTATGCAGATGGGTTACTAAAACACACGCAGACTGTTACTGACAGTAACACCTTCCGCCTTCCCAGCGGTTACAAAGCCAACGAGTTTGAGATAGAGCTGTCTGGCTCTGTTCCTATTAATGAGGTTTGTGTTTACGAAAGCGCGGAGGAAATAGGTGCCCAGTAAAGGAAACATGCCGGTCCCACCGAAGTGGTCGGGACAGGATAAGAGATTCGGAGAGACCATTAAGAGCAATCTTGACGTTCTTTGTGGATACTCGGGCGACCCTTTAGATAGAGCATTAACAGCAAGAGACCTGCTGGACAGCGGAATCGCAAAGTTAGCCGCAGGCTCGATCACATTTTCTGGGGGCAGCTCAGGACTAGCACCAGCGACAGGACTTCCTGTTTATGATGTCCCGCCCGCTCCTACTTCATTAGCGGCTAGTGGTGCGTTTCAGAACATTATCCTTTCTTGGAATCTGGAGCGATATCAAGGGCACAGCTATGTAGAAGTGTATCGGCATACATCTGATGTCATCGCAGACGCGATTCTCACCGCTCAAGTCAGTGGGTCTGTTGCGGGGGTGTTCAGCGACTTTGTTGGAGCCGGTGCAGATTTTTACTACTGGGTTAGAGCAGTAAATGAAAACGGAGTTGTGGGACCGTTTAACTCCTCAACAGGAACTCGGGGTCAGACTGCTCCAGACGTAGACTTTTTACTAGACGCTTTAAATGGTGCTATCACAGAATCTGAGCTTGCCACGGCACTAACCACTAAGCTTGATGGCTTTGATGATGACATAGATGATCTAGTAACAACATTCGGCACAACCGTTGCGGCAGCTACAAGTGCGGCAGCGGCAGCAGCAAGTGAAAGTGCAGCGATAGCAGCAGAAGCGGCAGCTCTTGGAGCAGAATCTGGAGCCATTTCTGCTCGCGCAGCAGCTATCTTGGCACAGTCTGGCGCCGAGACTGCAGAGACAGATGCGGTAGCAGCAAGAGCGGCGGCTATCTTAGCTCAAACAGGTGCTGAATCTGCAGAAACCGATGCGATCGCTGCAAAGGTTGCTGCCTTACTTGCTCAGACCGGCGCTGAGACAGCAGAGGACAACGCTGTAATTGCTAGGACTGCCGCAGAAACTGCTGAGAGTAACGCGGAAACCTCAGAGACCGCCGCCTCCAGTTCGGCGACAGGTGCCGCAGGGTCTGCTGCATCGGCAAACACTTCCGCAACTACAGCGGCTAACTCCGCCACATCTGCTGGCAATAGTGCGTCAGCCGCAGCGACCAGCGAAACCAATGCAGCATCTAGTGCTACAGCCGCAGGGACTGCCTCTACGGCAAGTCAGAGCGCTAGGCTTGCAGCTGAGACAGCTCAGTCAGGTGCAGAAACTGCCGAAACAAATGCTGCGTCTAGTGCTACCACTGCTGCAGGGTCTGCATCGACCGCTTCAACATCGGCTACTACGGCTGCAAATTCAGCAACGGCTGCGGGTCAGAGCGCGACTGCTGCGGCAACTAGCGAAACCAATGCGGCAACTAGTGCAACGGCTGCAGGCACAGCGTCTTCCGCTTCTCAGACAGCCCAGTTAGCGGCTGAGTCGGCTCAGTCGGGTGCAGAAACAGCAGAGACAAACGCTGTGTCTAGCGCGACTAATGCAGCAGGATCTGCATCGACCGCTTCAACATCTGCTACCACTGCAGCCAATTCGGCTACAGCCGCCGGCAGCAGCGCTACAGCAGCGGCAACTAGTGCGACCGATGCTGCCACCTACGCCACTAACGCAGGCACTGCATCTACTGCCTCTCAAACAGCCCGCTTAGCCGCAGAGACGGCGGAAAGCAACGCAGAGACGGCAGAGACCAACGCGGCGACAAGCGAAAGTAATGCATCAGGATCAGCGTCCTCCGCACAAAACTCCGCTACGACTGCAGCAAATTCGGCAACAGCGGCAGGTAGCAGTGCTACTGCTGCAGCCACCAGCGCAACCAACGCGGCTACTTCCGCTACTGCCGCAGGTACGGCTTCTACTGCTTCTCAGACAGCTCAATTAGCGGCGGAAACTGCTCAGTCAGGAGCTGAGACTGCTGAGACGAACGCTGTATCTAGCGCTACGAATGCTGCTGGTTCTGCTTCGACAGCATCGTCATCTGCCACAACGGCGGCTAACTCAGCTAATGCGGCAGGCAGTAGTGCAACTGCTGCTGCAACGAGCGCATCGGACGCAGCTACCTATGCGACTAATGCTGGTACGGCTTCCACTGCCTCGCAAACAGCACGACTAGCAGCTGAAACCGCTCAAAGTGGCGCGGAAACAGCAGAAACAAATGCAGCGTCTAGTGCCACGAACGCAGCTGGATCGGCATCAACTGCTTCTTCATCCGCCACAACGGCGGCAAATTCGGCAACAGCAGCAGGTCAGAGTGCGTCGGCTGCAGCCACCAGTGAAACTAACGCGGCTACTTCTGCCACTGCAGCAGGCACATCATCTACTGCCAGCCAGAACTCTAGGCTCGCAGCTGTTGCGGCACAGACTGCCGCTGAGACCGCTGAGACAAACGCTGAAACCGCTGAATCAAACGCCGCTACCTCTGCTAGTGCAGCACTTAGTAGCGCAAACGCCGCAAGTGCAAGTGAGACAGCTGCTGGACAAAGCGCAAGTGCGGCAAGCACAGATAGAATTGACGCACAAACAGCCCGAAGTGGTGCGGAAACGGCAGAAACTAACGCGGCATCGAGTGAGACAAACGCCTCGGGATCAGCTTCGGCTGCTTCTACCAGCGCCACTAACGCTGCTAATTCGGCTACTGCAGCGGGCACTAGTGCGAGTGCTGCAAACACAAGCGCCCAATCAGCGGCTACTCAAGCAACAGCTGCAGGGACATCAGCCAACGCAGCTTCTGCAAGTCAGACAGCGGCTAGCACAGCTGAAGGTAACGCGGCGGCGTCTGCAAGTGCGGCAGCAACCAGTGCCAGTGATGCGTCAGCAAGCGAGACAGCCGCTGGTACATCAGCGTCTACCGCTAGCACACATGCAAATACTGCAAGCACAAAGGCTGGCGAGGCATCTACCTTTGCTTCAAACGCAGCTAGCTCGGCATCTAATGCGGCTGGCTCAGCTACATCGGCAGCAAGCACAGTCAACGGACTGACTGCCCGCTTAAACGATGTGAACGATACCGGCTCTGGTAGTGCGGTTACGATTGAGGAGGCGTACTCAGCTACGGCTCAAAATACGGGAGACATTACAAGTCTAGAGGGTCAGTACACAGTAAAGATTGATGCGAATGGTGCAGTTGCTGGGTTTGGATTGGCGAGCACATCGACCAGCTTAGGCACGAATGAAAGCGAGTTCTATGTTAACGCTGACCGATTTGCCATCATGCGTGGTGGCAGCGACACAACAGCTGCCGTTAGTCCGTTTGTTGTTCAGGCAACCGCAACTACTTTAAACGGAGAAACTGTTCCTGCGGGTGTTTACATGACAGACGCCTTCATTCGTAATGGCTCTATCGTAAATGCGCAGATTGCGAATGCCGCAATTGACGACGCAAAGATTTCTGACCTGACGGTAAGCAAAATAACTGGCAGCTTTGCCGATTTAGAATCAGTGCTAACGGGAACACTCGATGCAGACAACATAACGACAAACACGCTAAACGTAGCAGGAGTCGCGATACAAGACTCAATCGGCAGAATAGCCGGCACCGCCGGAAATGACGTTAGCATGGGAAGTTATTCCGAGGTTTCAGAGTCTAACTTTGTAAGCGCGTCTCCGCATCACATTGCTGCCGCTTATCACTCAGATGGCAACATTCAGGCTGGCTCTGTGATGGGCGGGTCACCATTGTTTAGTTTTAATTTCACAACCTTTAACTTTACCAACACGCGGGACTTCGTGATTACGGTAATGCTTGACCCAGTCGGCTCGTTTAGTAGTGCGTCGAGTACCGGCTTTGCTTTTGCTGTGCGTGCAACCACTAGCTCCACTGCATACACATCCACATCGGCATCAGATTACATCACAACTCGCGGCACAAGCAGGGGCGGATCTGGGTCGTCTGACGCATATATACTCTCTGACATTGTCACTCTTGCTGCCAACACTCAGTATTACATTTGGGTTTTTGGAATATCAGATGACGTTAGCATTAGTGGTACAGGAGCACGAGGTATCCGCGACGGACAAATTTCTATTATGGGACTAAACCGATGAGTTATGCGTTTCTTTGGGATGAGCTGATCGAAAAACGCAACTTGCGTTTAGCGGCATGTGACTGGACGCAGATGCCAGACAGCGCTCTTTCAGATACAAAGAAGGCTGAATGGGCGCAGTACAGACAGGCTTTGCGAGATATCCCTCAAAGGTTTCCGGCTGACGTAAACAAAGATGAGGTCAATCCATATGAGACTGAGTCTCTGTTTCCAGCCAAGCCGGAATAGGTATTATTTTAGTATTTTACTTGATTTTAAAGTATCATATTGGTAGAGCGGGACTCCGATCCTCGGAACATCTCACCCCGAACTAGCTACTCGCTTCTCCGCGAATATAGCTTAAAAAAACCAAACAAATTAAAGGCAGTCTTTAGTGGCTATTGTTGTCCGTGATCCTTCTATAGAGGATTTCCCAGAGATTAATGATCTTGGCAAATGGTTCCAAGAGAACAGTAATTACAAGAACTGCGGGTGGTCAGAGGGCAAAGCATTTGGCTTTGTTAAGGGAGGATCAAATCCTTCATCTGATACTTTTATGTTGGTGGCAGAAGAAGACGGCGAAGTGATCGGTTTCTTTTTGGGGAATGTAGTTGAGTACTTCTTCTCTGATGAAAGGATAGCACAAGAATTAGTGCTGGTATTTAAAAAAGATCGCCGCAAAGGAATTACACGCGCTGTTATCAAGATGATTTCAGCATTCTGTTTATGGGCAGAAACAAAAGAAGTTGTAGAAGTGTCTATAGGAATCAGCTCAGGAATAGCTGGCGATGGTTATCAAAAATTATTAGAGCGCCACGGCTTTAAAAAGGTCGGGGTTTTATTTAAGAACGAGGTTTAGCCTATGTGTGGTGGTGGTGGCGGAAGCGATCCGAAAGAACTAGAAAGCAAGAAAGCATTAGCACAACAAGCGGCTAACGCTCTTCGTCGTTATGGAGAGACGTTTGTCCCTCTTGAGAACATGTTCATCGAAGACACCAAAGCTATGTTTGCTGAAGGTGCTGCCGATCAGGCTATGGCTTCCTCACAGAATCAAACCTCAGCTATCTATGAAGAAGGCTTCAACGATATGCGGGGCGCTCAATTCAACATGGGCTTGGACCCCACCTCAGGCAGAGCCAAAGGCGAATCGAACGCTTTAAGAGAGGCGCAGGCTAGAGGCATGGGACTTGCCGGTGCAGATGCGGGTCTTGGATATACAGATGCAGCGTATCAAGGTCTTGGAAATGTGATCGCTATGGGGCAAGGGCTGCAGACTCAGGCAATGACCGGAAACATTGATCGAATGCAGAGCAGCTTAGATAGAGCTGGTGCAGCAGCACAAAGAGATTTCGCACGATCTCAAAGCCTTGCGAGTATTGCAGGAACCGGTACAGGTATTGCCGCTTCTGGTTATGGTTTAGGAGGTAGAGGCTAATGGACTTTGATGCTTATTTGTCAATGCTAGATCCAGAGGTTCGCCAGCAGGTTAGTGCCTTTTATGGTCCCTCTGGACAAGAAAGTGCTCAGCCTCCTGCGATGGCGCTTCCTCCTCAGGCACAGCAGGTTGCCTCCATGGGATATCAAGGATCATCGGGGTCTCAGCAGGGACCGGCTGGTGGTGTATTCAGGCGGCTTGTGGATGAAGTCAATCCTTTCAACCCTTTCAACCCTTATGGACCGAGCAGCTATAACCCAAGCAACCCTTACGCCAGCATCAACCCAAACAGATATAACAACTTAGATCGCGACGAAAATCCGGGCGACAAGCTGTATGCGGATCTTATTAGAGCGCAGACGGAAGACTATAACCAGCGCTTTGCGCCGCTAGAGCGTTTCATGGCTGATCAAATTACAGCGACAGGAACGAAGTCTTTAGCGGGTGACCTTATGAGGACTCGCCAAAATATAGGAACTGCAGTGGGGACGGCTCAAGGTCAGTCAAATCGTGACATGGCGCGTATGGGATTGCAGAACACAGGCAATATAGCTAACAGCACATCTGCTGTGGGCGGCTTAGTCGGTGGATTAAACGACACAAGACTGAGAGATGCGGATCGTCGTCAGTCAATTCTTTCCGGTTCGCTCTCTGGGATATCGCAAAAAGCAAGGAGTACAGGTCAATGACAATGATAGCTGTAGGGCAAAGGCAGCGTGACCTTGCTTTGCGCGGATATGGTGCAGTCGCTAAAGCTGAGTCTATCGAAGAGCAACAGCGACTTGGTTTAGAGGCGCAGGAAAAGGCGGCAGAATCTCAAGTCCTAGGTACGGGCGCTGGAATTGGTGGCATCTCGGGCGCAACAACCGCAAGAGCCTTATCGACCGAAGCAGGCACTGCGATAGAAGGTGCTAACGCCGCACTTGATGGTGCGGGAACGCTAAGCAGAAGCAAGCTCTCAGGTGGTCTGCAATTCACACCGACCGGTGGCGAAACAATAAAAGGCATTGAAGGGCTAAACGCCGCTAAAGATGCAGCAGCTCTTAAAGATGCAGCGGTCGTTAAGGATGCTGCGGCAGCAGGTCAGACTGCAGCTACTGTGGCAGAGGGTTCAGCTGTTGTGGCAGAGGGTGCAGCAGCAGTTGAGGGAGCGGCAGTTGCCGGAGAAGCAGCGGTTGCTGTTGAGGGCGCAGCAGCAGCCAGTTCCGCAGCAGCACCAATGGCACAGCTTGCAGCTCTTGCAACTCCCGTGGCTATCGGTCTTGGCGTGGCGTATCTAATTAACAAATTATTCGACTAGGTAATTATCATGGTGGGTTTTGCAGACGGATTTAAAACTGGCTTTGGCTTGATGGAAGGCGTCAAAGACCGAGAGCTTAAGGAAAAGCGGCTAGAAGCAGATATGACGTATCGAGCGGAATCTGACGCTGCAACCGCTGAGTATAGAGCCGAGGATCTCCGAATAAAGGGAGAGAGGCAGAAGTCCGACGCATCGCTTGCAGAGCAAAGAGCTAATACTGCGGCTGTTCAAGCAGGCACAGCATCGACAAACGCAGCCGCCTCTCTTTTAAACGCTCAGACAGCTGCTAGTAAGCAAGCAGATCTTACCAATCCCGAGTCAATTCAATACAAGAAAGGCGAGTCTGAAATAGCTGAAAACGAAGCTCAGACAGAAAAGTACAGCGCAGAAGCTCAAACGCTACAAAATCAACAAAACAGATTTAACGCAGCCTTAAACGTAAGCCAGCTATACGAGCTGTCGCTCAACTCTGATGGCATGTATGACAGCAAGCAGCTAGAGCGGATTGAGCAGATGTATCAAGACAACAAAGGCTCTGGATTTTTTAATCTAGGAACCCTTGCTTCTGATGTTCATCAGAGAGGCACGCAAGAAATAAGCGGTTATATGGCTGATGTTGCGGCGGGACTTGACCCTGTCATGAGCGACAGTGTTGCGAGAGCTTTCACAACACAGCTGGCAATAGACTCGTCCGCTGCAGTAGGTCGTCAGGTTGACCAGACCTTTGTTAACGCTCCTGAAGGCTGGAAGGGTCGTGGTTATCAGGTTAAATCGCAGGGTTTATTCGATGCTCGCATGTCTGGTACTGAAGGAAATTTGAATGGCGAGCTATTTGTTGAGATAGAAAATAAAAATGATCCAGACGACGTTCAGTTTTACTTCCCCCCACTAACGTCAAGCAGATCATTTGTTGACTCAAAGCCGTTAGATATAAAGATGCAGGACATAGACAAGCCTCTGGCTGGAAGCGCATACCTCATTCAGCAGGTCGGTCCCGAGATCAAGCCAGCAGTTAAGCAGGCAAGAATAAAAGCCAAATTCGGTGATGATAAGGGCGACAACGGTGTTGATAAATTTGAATCTCGCGTTGCCGCTATCCTCGAAAGCAACCGAAAGGCAATCCAGAATGGTAGTAACACAAACAGCTTGATTGGAGGTGGAGCCGAGTTCGCTGAGCTAACAAGACAACAGCAGCTCAGCGAGCCTGAAATGGCTAAAATGAAACGACGCATTGAGGAGCAGATACTCTTTGGTGCCCGTGAGGAGCCAACTCAAACTCGTGCACGAAAGTGGCTTTCAGAAACGTATTCATTATTAGAATCCGCACCAACACCTAACGACAAGGGAACATTAGGCTCCTTAATAGACAAAGACCAATGGAGTCCTCAGTTAATTTCTGCGTTGGCACCTTATTACGATAAAGATGACGACGACAAAGTTGTAATTACAGACCCAGTTGCTCTTACTGCAGAGCTTGTAAGAAAAGGCTACTTATAAAAAGGTAACTTAGATGCCCTTAACATCAGGTCGCAAAAAGACTGAAGATGAGTACTGGGATTCTCTGTACGGAGAGAACAACCCCAACAACATAAAGTCGGGTGCGACTGCACCTCCACCCCCACCCCCAGAACCAGAACCGGAAGGCGATGGGAACTTTGTTCGCGGGTTAAAAAGTGGCGTCGATAATATGCAGGCTCTCGGTGGAGGGCTTAAGGCTTTAGGCGGCTCGATCATCGGTGATGAAGAGATGGTCGCAGAGGGCATGGAGTATTACCAAGAGCAAACTGCAGAAGCGGCAAAAAATGCTCCCGATGTAACCTTTCAAGATATAGATAGCGCCACCGATTTCGGAGCTTGGGCTGCTTACACTATGGGATCTGTCGTTCCCGATCTTGCAGGTATGGTTGCCACAGGAGGCGTTGGCGGTTTGATAACAAAGCAAGCCGTCAAGCAAGGTGTTGGAGAAATGGCAGAGACGCTTGCGCAGCAAGCATCTGAAAGGCTTGTCAAAGAGGGGCTTGAGCAGCAAGCAGCAAACAAAGTAGCTCGTGAGATGGCTGAGAAGTTTGCGAAAGACAAGGTCGCAAAGCTTTCAACAAAGGGAGCTACTGCCGGCGCAGTTGTTTACGGAACTCAGCAAGGGGCTTCAAGCACCTTTGCAAGAACGCTAGAAGAAACTGGAGAAGAAGCGCCGTTAGCGGCGATCGGTGCAGGCTTAACTATTGGCGCTCTGAATGCTGTCCCTGCCGCAGCTGCTTTGAACAAGTTTCTTCCCAAAGGAAAAGCCTCAGAAGCTGCCGAGTTTATTTCAGGTGCAGTGAATGACAAACCCCCGTGGGTGGGTCAGTTCGTCAGAGATGCCACCATGCAAATGGGAGTTGAAGGCGGAACGGAAGCGCTTCAGTTAATTGTTGAGGAAGAGGTAATCTCCTACGTCAACAACAATTACACAGAGAACGAGCAAAGAGAGTACTTCGACTACCTCAGCAACGAAAGAAAGCGAAGCGCCTTAATAGAATCTGCAGCCGCAGGCTTCTTGTTTGGTGGGGCTACTGGGGTTGCCGGTGGTGCCTTTAAAAAAGCTACAGGCGGTTATAACGCAGACACCAATTTAGGCGATGACGCAAAAGAAGTCCGAACTAGATCAGTTAACGATCCTGAGTTTGGTAACCGCATCAGGCTTATGTACGAGGATGCTGCAGCCACAGCGGAGAGAGGAAACACGCGCCTTGATCTTGGCGATATGACGCCGACTGAAAGACCTGTTGACCCTGTCACCGGAGAGCTTGCGGTATCTTGGAATGAGAACGGCGCACTAAATCCAGAGACGAATAGACCCTATACGCAGAGTGAGTTAAATCTTGCGGTGCTTACGGACTACAACGTTTCTCAAGAGCCTATTGAAGTTCCCGAGCAAGAAGCAGAAGAGCCTGTAGTATCAGCCGAGCCAGAAAATTTAACGTTCGGGGAAAATACATTACCCCCCTCTCCTCAACCTAAGCAGGCTGACATAGCAGAGGACTTCCCGTCTGCACCAGCATTCGAGGGAGTAAGGGTTCCCGAAGGAGTAAGAGACTCAGGACCAGCGCATAGGTGGGATGGTGAACTATCTCCTGTAGAGCAGCCAGTTCAAGACCAGCTGCTCAATCTGTCTGTTGCAGCGAAGACTCCTGAAGCAATGGACCCTAACAACACAGACGTAGTTGTTGAGGCTATAGATCAAGACGATATCGATCGCGTGTTTGATCGTAATGACTCTCTGACGGTAGGGACAAAAGAGAAGCCCAAGGGCAAGAGTCTGCCTACCATCGATGAGGTTTATGGTGATCGAGCGCAGGAAGTTACCGACAGCGTTGCAGGTGTTATGGCTGACCTTTCAGCTAACGGCGTGCCTAAGTCATTCATCGATTCAGTGACAGGAATATATGTTCACAAGGAGTCTGAGGTAGATGCTCCAGCTCTGACAGGCAGAAATGGCAGAGGTATATCAATAAATCACAACCTGATTGCCGGATCATTAGCAGATCAAGATCAGCTCAGTGAGCTTGCTTGGACGATGACGCATGAGGTTTATCATGCGGGTGACTTCGCTTTCGATCTCAGCTCTAAAGACAGTGGTTTTGCGATTACGATTGATGAAGAGGCAGATGTTCCTACTGTAGTGATGGGTGACATCATGCAGGAGATCTACACAAACTGGGTTGACGGGACCGAACTCGGAAAGAGATTCGATTATCCTTTTAATGATCTGAGTCAGGACATCGCAGACCTAGAGCAAAGCAACGGCGATCTAAACAGCACTTATCGGCAAGAAGTATTTGCACAGTTAGGCGCTCTATTTCACTCGAACCCTAAGCAGCTACAAGAGTTGGCGCCTCAGGCGTATACTTACATTAAGGGCATTAGAGACAGCAACTTACAGACTGCACCAGTGCAGGAGACCACAAATGAACCGAGTCCAAGTCAAGCAGATCCAGATACCTCCCAACCTGAAGGAATATCAGGAGAGATTCGGGCACCGCCAGAGTCCGGAAGCGTCGAGGTCGTACAGCCTGAGCCAATTGGACAAGATGGCGAAGCAAGCGTTGGAGACGGGTCAGCCGATACCCCAATGGCGGGACAGGTCCAAGAAGAAGTTGGGCAACGTGAACGACCAGCGGTACAAGAACCTGAAGTAACTGCAGAGCAGCCCCGAGAAGATGTTGCGTTACGCGCAACAGACAAGAAGCCTACCTTTAAGAAAGCCGTCAACTGGCAAGAGACCGGCGAGTACGTCGTAACTTTTGAGGACGGCGATCGTTACACTCTCTACTTTGATGATAACGCGTCAGAGGCAGGAGACGCCGATGTTTCCTTTGAGTCGGTTGACGGAAAGATTACTGAGTTTCCTGACATGCTTGGCGCGACCAAGCAAGAAGCGATCAATGCGCTGCAGGAACATCGTCAAAAATTAATTGACGCGGGAGAAAGCTCATACAACCCCCCATTAAATCCTGAGGTAGGAGATGAGGTTCAGTTCAAAGCGTTTAGCTTTATTGATGAGAAGTCTCCGGTAACAGAGAAGCAGCTTCGTGCGAAGTTCAAGTCGCTAGCTGACAATCAGTTTGAGAGACTCAAAGAAAACCTCACTGCCGAGCAGGATGATAAGTACAGCCAGATCCTAGTAGAAGACGGTAAGTATGTATCTTACGGGTATGTCGAAGAGAGAGACCTCGAAGCTCTTAAGAACGGGATTGAGGTTAACTTCATTAAGAAGGGTGCAGAGTATTTACTACAGACTTCCGAGGGTAATGTTAGGGAAAAATCTGCAAAAGGAAAACCAAACTCTGCGATTACAAGAGTAATTAGTCCCAAGAATGCTGATGCTCAGCTGCCGTTATTAAAAGAGTTAGTTGATCGACACCCAGATGCTTTAGGCTCAGTGGATAGTTGGCTGGCATTTGAAAGAGATTTGACCGGCAGCAATGAAACTCTTAGACCGCCGCACGGCTTAATAGCTTTATATAACGACATAGATCTCTGGGCTAAGACGCACTCTAGATTAACTAAAGAGCAAATAGAGGCAGCAGACAGAGGGCTACAAACAGCATATAAGATGGGAGAGCTTTACGGTAGCGGAAACGCTTTGCCGGAACATACCTCTAAGCTAATGCTTTGGGGAATGTTATCTCGCATGTTAACGGCAAGTTCGCAAGAAGCAGCCTTTGTAGATTTATTGACCAAAAACAATGCCGTGTCAGAGCTTTCAGAAAAAGCTTTGCAAGGAAACGTGACGCAGGATGATCTGGCAGAATGGCGCAACAAAGTACCAAACCTAATACCTCAAGGATCTTTTGGTAAGGGAGGAACCTCTAACGCAAATGCGTTCGGCTCGCTAATGATAAAGCTTTCAGAGGTTGATGAGCAGGGTGTGTCCAAGCTTCAAAAGCTGCACAATCTTATTGAAGATAGATCTACACCAACCAGTGAAGTACGCCGACAATTTCAGGGTATGCTTGAGAACGCAGGAATTGATAACAAAGTGTTTTCATTTCTTATGCTGATGACTGGTCGTGATGATGTAGTTATCTTGGATCGAATACAGCTAAACACAATGTGGGATTCTGGTCGTTACGGAAAGCTTATTTATGATGATATA